GAAATCCAATTCTTCGTGGTCGCTATCTTTCCAGAACGGAAGCACCTCGTATGCCGGAAATACTTTGAATTTAAGTTCTCCGTTTTCGTAATACGGAAGCATCCATGCAATTGCACCATTCATGGACTTCTTTGCAGTATTTTTCAGCTTTTTCATCATCTTCATATCAAAGATGTCCTGCAGCAAATCAATATACTGCTCATTTTCTCCATCGAATGCGATAGGCTTACCGAGGAAGTAATTGGCTTTCTTATCCACTGCAATAGCGTATTGATTGTCAATGTCCTTTCGATTTGGAAGATTAGTAACCTCCACAAGCTCACCATTTCGTCCTATAGCCATTCTTTTCTTGTAGAGGATGTCGTGATAACCCTCGTAATAAAGAAAGCCCTGAATAGCTTCTGAGCGTTTCTGAGATGCTTTCCAGTTTGCAATCTCCCTCTCCAAGAACGATTTATCATCCATGACATCATTAACACTTCTAGTAACAAAGTTATTCAGTTTTCTTGCAGCACTTGCAAAAAAGTCAAATACTGACATCGTTTCACCTACCTTAAATTTATTTTTAATTGCAGCTATGGGATTCGAACCCATGACCTCTGGAACATGAATCCAGCGAGCTACCGGACTGCTCTAAGCTGCTATAATGAACCACCCCTCCGTAGAAAGCTCGTTGCGCACCGATAGGTTTTTCACTGAACACCCAGAATGGTAATTACTCCACCCAAATGAACGTGAACATAACCAAGTGGTTACTTCTTTAAAAAATTACAGTTCAATACCTTCAATAACTGCTCTTACTTCCAAACAATGCAGATATTCTCCCATCGCTTGCTGCTGATTTCTCAACAAATCGTATGGACAATCGTGCTTAGGCATATCTACTCTTGCAAGATTTCCATATGCAGTTCTTTCTGCGGCTTCAATTCTGTTGTTGAAGTTCTTCAGCTTTTCGTATCTTTCCTTTGTCTGGTAATACTCTGCCTTAAAGCGTTCCTTGTAATCAGCACTCTGCATCATTTCAACAGTGTCTTTTAATCCCATAATTTTTGATTCCCTCCTTAATCAAAACTGTAAGTTGAACCTTGTCCAATCTTCTCTGCGATACCGGTAGTAGCATCTGGAGCATCATCGTGTTCGTTTTTACCCTCACGTTGATACTTCAACATTGCCAATGAATACTCTGGCCATCTGTCTCTCCAGTTCTCTGGGAAGTAAACATGATTCATAACCCATGTTGCATTTGAAAGAATTCTGGATTCCTTTCTCCGCGACTGGTAAAAAGGATTCACAATGCAGCGATTCCAGTTGTACTTTTCTTTCAAAATGCGAACAACGCTTCTACTGAACCCTCGACCACCGTTGTTGGATTCAATATCAGCGTTGTTCACTTTCCGGTCGTATAACATACGAGCCGTTTCCTCTTCTGTATATTCCATTGCTTCTTTTGTATATAAAACGTCAAGGACGTACGCTTCGTTCTCAAAAGTGACCCCATAGTTAATACTGCAATGATAGTCTGCACCTTCATCGGCAGTATCCGTATAGTTGCGAATCTCTTTGAACTCTGGAAGCTCGCCCTTGTACGTTTTAAACGATGTATATAATCTACCTTTCATGTCCAAAGGCTCTTGCTGGTAGTTTGCCAGCACAATGTCTTTGTTCATGTTTTTAGTTTTTAGCTCGTAGTCCTCACGACTAAGAATTTCCTCACAAAGCATACTGCCATCGTCCTGCACTGCCTTGTAATTGATATGAACCACATCTTCGTAATTCTCAAGAATGAATCCGGCTAAGTCATTACTTGTCCAGCGTGTCATAATGATAATCAGCTTGAAGCCGTTCTCTGTACGCTGCAACATTGTGGATGTGAACCATTCTATCTGCTTTTGAAGATTTGATTCGTTGTAGGCTTCTGCTGCGGATTTGATTAAGTCATCGATAATCATAATGTTACAACCGAAACCGGTAGCGGTACTGGTAGGAGAAGTAGCAAGATAGTTCGTCTGCTCCGAACCCTCCAATGCCCATTTAGAAGCACTCGCTTCGCCACGCTTAATCTGCGTGTTCGGAAATATATCGCAATATGACAAAATCCCCTCTGTAGGTTTTTCAGCAATGGTATCTCGCACTTGCTTTGCAAACGTACTGGAGAGGATTTCATTATATGAGCCGGTCATTACTTTAATCAGAGAACCATATACACCAAATAACCACTGTACAAATAACGTGGCAGTTCTCGATTTTCCATGACGTGGCGGCATGTTTACAACCATGATTTTCTTATCAGATTCCATAAACCACTGCAACGTGTCTGCTAAATCCTTTAAGAATGTTCTACTGTCCATGTAAAAGTCTGGAGCTTTTAGCTTGCAATACTCAAAAAAGTTTTTCCTCGCCAGAGCTTTTTTAATCTCTTGGTAATTCAGCATCGTCCTCACACTTCTTTGCTAATGCCTTTAATTCTTCCACCGTCAGTTCATCGTAAGGGTTGCTGGTATCAATCTGTCCAACAACATTCAAATTGTCGTCTGGCTTCTGACCGGAAGTGTCACGCAAGAATGTAATTGCCTGCGTATCTCCTTTCAAGGCTTTCTGGATCTGAGTAATAAGCATCGCTTGCTCAACTGTGATGTTCTTTCCCTTGAGAGCTGCAAAGTTCTTTACGGATTCCACATCACACTGCTTACCGGACTTTAATGGCATCCCTAATAAGATGTCCAGAGAATCTTTCATGGCTCTTTTTCTTCGTCTTGTCTCTGCCGACTTAATAGCACCGGCTTTTCCACAAGCAGAAAGCTCTTCTTTTGTCATTTCAAAAAACTGCTTTCCTTTTGGAGCTTCCAATTCTGCCATGATAACACCTCCTTAATCAAAATTAGGAATCCATGCTTTCGAATACTTGGATTCTTTATCAACATTATGCTTTTTGAATACGTTCTCCATCATCAGCAATTCGATTTCGTCCTTTGTAGCACCAATCTCTTTGCAAATATCCGGCACTGGCATTCCGTGTTCGTTTACCAGAGCTTTAATAATATCAGACATCTTAATTGCGATGTGAGAACCCTTTGCTCTGTTAATACGAATAGTCAGTAGCATGCGCTCTGGTTCTGTCAGCTGCATAATAACAACCGGAACTTTACCACCGGTCATTGCAGCAACATCTTTGTCTGCCTTTGCCAAACTAGCTCTATGGAATCCATCAATAATGACAAAATCCTGCGTAACTAAAATCGGTTGAATCCAACCTTGCTTGAGTAAGCTGAACTTTAACAGTTCCATTTCCTTGCTATAAACTACATTGGGATTGTAGTCGTTAGCACTCAGCTTTTCTACATCTACCCACTCCACGTTAGAGATAGGCATTTCGTTAATCTGCATATCAATTCCTCCAAATAAAAAAGAACGCTCATTTTAAGCGTTCTTCCATTTCCCTCGTATAATGTTTCATGTATACTGGTTCAAATATTTTACCCTCTGCCACTTTATCGAAATAGAACTTTGCATATTTATAACGTCTATGCTCTTCTCCAACTTCGATAACGTGGTAGTTCCTATGACATCTGTAACATAAGCAATGCAGCGATTGCATCGCAACCTCTGGAGTGTAATCCTCACAATGCCATTCCCTTATGCCTTTGTCTTGTCCGCATATCTCACAAGGCAACTCGCAAGGATGCGGAAGTTCCCCATCTGCTATTGCCTTTTTGACACGATATAAGTTTGCTCTTCGTTCTTTAGCCGTGAAACCCTTGTAATCTCTCATGGTAATATTCTCCTATTACCATACAGTTTATAACAAATACTTGACAAATGCAATATCTTTATTTTGCGATAATATCGCAGCTCCATTGCGAACATGGGATTTCACAGATAGCGGAGTACAGAAAGCAGTCATTTCACTTATACCACGCATCCGGCACAAATCCTTTGCATGCTCAATGAACTTCTGTAAGCATCCCTTACCACGATATTCCGGTATAGTGTAATTACTCTTGAATCGTGCGCTCTTACCTTTCAGCACTATGCAATAGAACGACACCAGCGCATCCCCATCGAATATTCCATACCATCTTGCTCCGGTTGGATTTTCGAATGATACTCGCTCTTTCTTAGCAGCTGCCATAAGCGGCTTTATTGCTAGAAAACTAATCTTCACTACCCTCATTTTCGTATTCAATATCCTCCGGTGACGGAACTTTCTTAGGCATTAACTCTCGTTTGTACTGTCCTGCAAGAACTGCTTTGAACACGTACAATACTGGATAACCACCAAAGTTTTCAATTCCCTCGTCATACTTCATTTTATTTTTACGAATGATTTCAGCATTCTTTACACGCTTATGAGCCATTGCATTCTGTTCTGCATCAGTGATTACATCGTCAATGTATTTATGAATGCCCTCGAATGAATGCTCATATTCGTATATGATGCCGGTTCTGTCGTATTCTTTCCAATACATCCCTTGAACAATCATCTCTGGAAACAAAGTAATGAGCTGCTCGTAGAACTTCGGATACAATGTTTTCTGCTTTGCGAACTGCTTAGAACATTCAGCATGTAATGGAGTCGCAACTCTGAGCTGCTGCCCATTCCACAACTGATGGTCGTAGATGTCGCAATACTTAATATCGTTTTTACAGAAGTACACGAATAAATCACGCTCTGTCCAATCGTAAATTGGCTTTACCAGCTTAATACGCTTACTCTTAGTCGCATTGATGTAATTTTCATTGCGCTTAACACAACATGACTGTAAACGTGTCAGTGATTCGTCTGCTCTGATTCCGGTCAGTATAGCAACTCTGCCTTTTTCGTTCTGACAAATAAACTCATCAGCACTGTACTGGTCGAATACTTCATATTGACCTTCTGGCAACCGGATTGCATATTCTGGCGGCTGCCGTAACCATTCTCTATCTTTATCCCACTGAACATAATCGTAAGTATTTCCCAGAATGAACTTACTGGACTGCAATGGGATTGCGTAATACCGGAAGTCGTATCTGCCGGATTCTGCTTTGGATCTGACAAAGTCAATTACATCGTCTGGAATCAGTTCCTCGTCTCTAAAAAAGACTTTAACCTTTTCAGTGATGCCCATATCTCTGTAGACCTCTTCAACCAGTTCCAAGACACATAAACTGTCTTTACCACCGGAGAACGCAACCAGCAGCGTGTCAAACGTGTTGATTACATGTCTGATGCGCTTCTTTGCTTCGGTATATACGTCTGAGTCTATATACAGTTTTTTCTTCTTAGTTTCCGTTGCCATTTAACCAATCCCTAACTGCAATCAGTACACGCTCTGCAATGGTGTCCACGTCTGGGAACTTGCGCTTGAGTACACCTAAGAACTCGTACCATTCTTCCTGCTCTTCCTCATTGTTGAAAGTAAGCTCATAACAGATGCTATAGCCTTTTTCCTTTGGCATTTCCTTTGGCTCTGGAGCTTCCTCTTCTTCATCCCACTGAGCTTTCAGTTCTTCCATATCCAGACTAAAGCCAAGTGCATCCATATCGAACATCTCGTTTAACTCACCAAGCTCTCCTGCCAGCAAATCATAATCCCAAACCGCAAATTCACTGACCTTATTATCAGCTAAACGGAATGCCTTAATCTGCTCTGGAGTCAAATCATCTGCAATAATAACCGGAACTGTTTTGAATCCCAGCTTAATTGCAGCCTTATATCTGGTATGACCGGTCACAATCACATTGTTGGAATCCACCACAATCGGTACTTTGAAACCGAACTCTTTGATGCTTTCCAAAACCTTAGGAACTGCTGCATCATTCTTACGTGGATTCTTTTCGTATGGTATCAAGTCACCCACGTTCATCTCAATTACATTCATGCTATTCCTCCATTCACATGAAAAAAGGACACAAGCTCTAAGCTCATGCCCTACTCTGTCCTATCTTTACATCATATATAATATCACATTTTCATATAAAGTTCTATAAACGTAAGTCAATCTGTCGGATAGATTTACTTGCCTATCTCACAACTTCCTCAACTGTCCATCTCAGACCATCCATCACAATCACATCGCCAACCTCATAGACCTTATCAGCATACAGAGTGTTTTGATATTCGTCATTTCTTCTGTAAGCTCTCTCACTGGTTATTATGTACTCATGCTTAAAATTCATATTCAGACCTCCTTATTTAACCCAAATTACCATGTCGCCATTAAACGTCAGCTGCTCTTTGACCGGTTCATAACCATTGTCAGTTGCCCACTGGTTCGCGTCCTCAATGCAATCCTTACTCCACGCTTCAAATCTCGCTAAAATCTTCTTAGATTCCATATGTACCACTAAAACCATATCTATTCCTCCTCTTCTACCCAAAAGTATTCATCACTGTAATTAAAACTCGCTTCGCACTGCAATTCGTCTTTCCAAAATCTTGCTTCCTCTTTGGTTTCATAAACACCGTAACTTCTTCTCTCGCTCACTACTCTGTACTTCATATTCAATTTCTCCTTTCTTATCATTGCCCGTCTTGCCGTTAGCCCAGCTATGTATCAACTATCTTGCATCTCTTAACTCATCGCCAGTATAGGTTGTTCTTCTAAACTCTTCCTGCCACTGTTCGTGCTTTCTTAACTTTTCATCCTGCTTCTTGCAAAATGTTTCATAATCTTCTTCGTTCAACAGTTCCTTTGCAAATCCTCTTGTCAAGCACTCAACCATTTCTTCCATTGTCATTTCATAAACCTCATTATCAATTTCAAATTCCCATGTTCTTGTCATTTTTAAATCCTCCTTGTCAATTTTAAATTGCTTTTCCTTACATCTATACTCTAACACATCTAAGAGAAAAAAGCAAGTAAAACTTGCATTATTTTTAAAAAAATTTAGGGGATTCATAAGAACCCCCTTTTTAATGTGATTTTAAATTGCCTTTTCGTCTAAAATTTTTTGCACTGTCGCAAAGGCATTGTTTTTTATTTCGTGAACCCACGTGTTCGAATTATCCCATTCATTTGAAATATCCGTCCACGACATCCCTTGAATATAATGCTTATGTAGCAAATCATATTCCTTTGGATTCTCTACGAGTTCAATAATTCTCTTGACGTTTTTAAATTCATCAATGTACCGGTCAATCAGAATGTTGATTTCTCTTTGCAGGTCAATTATTTTGGCAACAGTATCTCCTAATGAGTCTTTGCTACCGGATGTCTGAACTTGGTCTGGTGTGAGTTCTTTGTTTAGTTTACCTAACAAATCATTGAGCATATCAAGTTCACGCTGCAAGGAATTTATTTTCACATTCAACATAAAAACAGAATCTAAATACTCTCTGGCATTCATTACCTTATCTCCTTTCAAAAATACCTCTGTGCAAGTGTGCAAGATGTGCATCTTATTTCTATATTCTTATATTTTTATATATTTAGTATCATAATTTAGTGATTTACTTAAAATATATAAAAGTAAGAATTGTGCATGCACATCTTACTCACTTGCACAAACCCTTTGTTTATGCGCCCTCCAGCTGAGTAAGATTGTGCATCTGTGCAAGCAAAATTCAGTTGTGCAAGATGAGTAAGATAGTTTTTACGTTTTTCAAAAAGTACAAAATCCACTTGCACATCTTACTCACTTGCACAAGACCGTTTTTATCTTACTCAATCTTGCACATTAACGTGCTAAATTATTTGACATACATGCCTATCTGTTTGCCATCAATTCGTGTACGTTTTACGACTAATCCCAGATGCTTATTCAACGCTTTAGAGAAATTTGCCAGCGTTAATTCTTGAAAACCATTCTCTGCACAAAAGCATTTATATTGTCTATGAACCTCTTTAGTCTCACGATTTACTAAGTCCTCTTCGTCATGCTCCTGCAAGAATACCAAAATAGGATTGTTCTGCAACTCGTATTCTTCCAGCTCTTTTCGCACTCGCTCACTTTCAGTAAAGCTCTTGTTCTCTAATACTTGCTTCAATCCTCTCAACCCCAACTGAATCATATATTCCATGCACTCCGTTGCTCTGAGTTTCCATGTGATATATGGGTCGTAATCTGGGTCGTCTTTTGTAAACTTCGCATTAAAAGGGATAATAACTAATCGTCTTTTCAGTGCTGCAAAACCTTGTGATTTCGTCCGTGGTAAGCTATTTGCACTAACGAATACTTTAATGTAAGGGTCAAAGAAAAACGCATCCTGCCCTTTAAATTCCGCTTTGATTTCATTACCGGATACTATCTTCTTCAAGTTTGCCACTGCTCTGCCTTGCAAAAATTCATCCGATATATCGTCTGCCACGTTTGCCAGTTTTCCCATCATGGTTGCCGGACTAAATCTCTCGTCCAGTTCATTCAGATCCAGCGCAGATGTATTGGGTTTGCCCAACACATTCTTAACTATATCCAAAAACGTAGACTTACCATTTGCACCCTCACCGGTCAAAAAGAATGCCTTAGACAATTCATTTCGTCTATAAAAGCAATATCCCATCGACTCTTCCAGTAACATTCTGATTGCTGCATCATCGCAGGACATTTTATCCAGTGTCTTATCCAGAAGTTCACTATAAGCCTTTGGGTTATAATCCCACGGAATTTTGTTAGTGATTACAATGTCTGGATTAAACTCAAGTAACCGGTCATTTACTAAATCATAAATGCCGTTGTTGAATGCTATCAAGTTAGCATCTGCCATCGGATAGTTTTCTGCACACAAAATCTCCAGATACTTCATAACTTCGGAACGCTGGGCATCTTTCAAAGTAGGAATGTGCCGAATCATAATAGCTTCAATTTCTCTCTTGCCACCGACATACACTCCATCTCTGTAAACGTGTAGCACACCATTGATTCTTTTCACATTGTCGTTGTTCTTTAGGAACATTGCAAAGTTGTTATGCAGGAATGTTCTGCCGTTAAAGAATACTTCTTCCGGAAACGCTTCATCTCGGAGAATCACTTCCAACTCTCCAACGGATAATGGTTCTTTCAACACATACTTGTTAATGATTTCAATGCATCGTCTACTTTCGTCTTTACTGAATCCAGCGTTGGTAAGATTCAGAATGTAACTATACAAAGCACTATTCCTACCCTCACCCTCTTCCATTTCAAAAAAGTTCTGACTACTGTTTACCGGATGCAACCACTTAGGAAGCTCACTGTAATTTCCGTCATAGGAATCCCATTCAACAAATCGTTCCTCTCCGTCAATCTTGATTACTTCGTAAGTGTTTTTACCACCAACTTTAATGTCTGCAGTCAACCCACAAGCCAGTTTTCTACCAGTACCGCATTTAGCAACACCAGAGTTCTTAAAAACAAAATGTCTGCCACGCTTCGTCAGATATACTTTGCAATCCAGTTGTAAATCTTCTACGATTTTCATTAAAATCTCTGACTGCTGCATATCGTCAATGTCTATTACAATCACATCGTCAGCGAGTACTCCGGCATATTCCGGTAAATCCTGCACTTGTTCTAAGGACTTAAACTTTTTAACACCTTTTATCGGTTCAATGGATTCTTTATTTTTCGTAATCACGTATCCCTTGTACAAATCCATTTTAAACATCTCCTTCTGCTCTATGCAGCGACTTATCTGCTTCAAAACCCTTTGGGTATCTGCTTATCAGCTTGTCAATATTCATAACCATAACCTCTTCGAGAGTCCATCCCATTACTGTACAATACTCAGCAATAAACCAGAGCAAATCGCCAAGCTCCTTTTTCGCATGTTCCTTATCAAATGCATGCCCTTGATAGTACTTCTGATAAATACTATGCAATTCTCCAACCTCACCAACCATTCCAAACAAAGCGTGCAGCTCTGTAGCAATTTCATTAAGGTCTTTGTTCATTGTTCTTGCTGCTAACTTCTGATACTCGTTTCCTCTCATTGTCTGCTCTCCTTATCATATCCCACGTTTCTTGTATTTGTAGTTGTGAATAGGTTAAACCCATTGATTTTGCTTTGAGCAAAAATTCAACTAAACCCAAGTTTGTTGGCTTGTATCTCTTCATCCAACATGCCCTCCAGTTCCATCAACTTGCCCATGTACCAGTCAGCTTTGTCCAAATCCTCTTGACCGTTCTTAGCTGCTGCTCTGTACCGGTACTTATAAACATTACACATGCAGAAGTGCTTTACTGCTTCCACACCAAACATGGCAACCATTTCGTCAATGCATTCATATTTCCCTTGATAATGCGCTGGATGGTCTACTTTCTCCGACTTAGTTCCAGCAATTAGAGAATGTGCAATTCTTACTTCATCCTCATTCAAAACAATGGCAACACCGTCTTTAACTTCTTCAATCGTCATACCTTTACTCCTTTACTTTTAAAAATCTTCCACAATGGCACACACCACTTTCGGTCTGTTCCTTGAATTCTTTACACATACACTTGAAATCATCAGTCCTCAGTACCGCACATGGGCAGTAACCGTCATTTGCTTCTACAAGCGTTTTGACACTCGGATTTACTTCAACTATTTTCATCAATCACACCTCGCTTCCCGACATAAACCATGCAGCAGCAAACACCAATGTCATAAATGTCATAAAACCGCATACAAATTTTATCTTTTCTTTTGTAGTAGAAGTATTATCAAGTAACCAAACAAATAATATAGTAATTGCAAGGCATAAAAGCCAAAAACCAATCATAAACTGCATTTACTCCGTCTCCCATTTCTTCTCAATCTCTACTGTGGTATCAATATAAAATCTTTTCACTTTTTTGGTGTTCACATCGATACAAGCGACATATCCATTTGTGTTTTTTATCAGATGCCCTACTTTATACTTGATTCCATCAAAGCAAAAGAACTCTCCAACTCTCAAAAATCCTATTGTGGTTTTAACCATAAATCACACCTCCACTATCTTCTTGATGTTTGCTATCTTATCTTTTAATTCTCTAATCTGATTGTGCAAATTTTTCATTTCCTCAATCAAATCAAAGTTGTCGAGCATGCACTCTTCAACCTCTACTGTAGTAAAACTATAACCACATTCATTACATTTTCTTTTTCTCCAGATTGCACCATTCTTATTTCTACTGTCTGTAACTGTCGTATTTCCACCGCAATCCATGCAATTTTTCACATAATATTGTTCGTTCATCACACTACTCCAAAATCTCTCAATCTCTTGTAGGTAAGCTGCACATACCATTCCTTATCTAACATGCTAGGTACTGGATAACCATTAACGTCTGCATTAAAAATAAAGCAGTTCTCTGGTGTATTTTCTATCTTGGCATACGCTCCGGTCGTAGCATGCAGCTTTACTAAACCGCCATCTGGGTTCTTGCTCGCAAACACTCTGATTGTTTTTTCTTTCAATTCAGTTGCATCGCTCAGATCCATGCGCAATCTTTTGGTAAGTTTACCGGTCTTAACGCTTCTCACTGGAACGTACTTAACACCATGCAGGATGCATTTGTATTTACCAGAGATTTTCTTCACCATCTGGAACTCACGCAAATCGTCACATTCCATAATTGTCTGCCTTACAGATTTACCATGCAGCATAAAATCAACCATAGCTTTGTTGACAATTGCTAAATCATAATCCAGCCTTGAGAGCTTCTTCACGTAAGCACCTTTGGATTTCATTTTTCCGTCAGCAGTCACAATCACATAGTTGTTGACATCCTTTTGGAACACCTTTCTGTACTCGTCAAATTCCAGCTGCAGACCGGTACGCTTTTCCCATTCGTAGGCAACATCGTCTATCAATGAGTACCATTCGTCCTCGTCATATCCTGCCGGCATCTTTATTAAAATACCGTCAGTATTACTTTGAATAAGCTCACAATAAGGCTCAACGTGTTCTATTAAGTCCAACAATAATAACTGCCCAAACACACAAACGTTATTTGCCATCAATGGGTCATACAGAGGATTGTTCTTATCCTTACTTGCTCCATACGTTCCATTGATTACAATTTTCAATGCAGCTTGTAGAGGGTTCTTCTCTGCTTTATACTTCAATCGCAAATCTACAATGTCTTTAAACTTCGTAGGATTGCAGCTCCTAGAAAGCAAACCATAGATAATCATAAGCATCGGATACAGACTAGCAACGTCCATCATCAGATATAAACCCTCACCATAGTACTTTTCCTTTGCACCATGCACACCACCCCAAGCAAAGTCATGTGGTACACCAGCAATGTCAATGTGCAATGACTTATCGTAATCTCTGTTAGCTCTGTTCTGATACCACTCCAATACTTTCTTGTATTTTGACAACCGTAAAGTCTCTGGGAAATGGATTTCAAATTCATCGTGGTAAGTAGTTCTCTTTGCTTCCAGAATCGTTGCAGACAAGCCAACTTTAGTTTTGGATATATAGCTCAACGGTAAGTTAAACATTTTGATTAAGCCCATCTGTGCATCAAAGTCGCTCTTACGCTCAATGAATACCTCAACCGTCTGCTCCACGTCATGTCTACAGTACTTAATTGTTTCTGCAATTTCTTCTGTAGTCAGTTTCCGGTCAATATCAAAGGGAACGCTGCTCTCTCGAATATCGTTGCCCATAAATCCCTCAAAGACTTTCAAACCTCTGTCTACACCTTGCATAACATCGTAGTTGTTCAGTGGGATATTATAGAATGCGCTGGAGAATTTCCACCCCGGCTTGTCTTTAACGATAATCCAATCGTTACACTGCTTCGGAGATAACCCTAACAAGATGCTCTTCAAAATGTACTGGTCGTAATTCCGGCTATTAAAGCCAACCCAAACATCATCCTTGTGATGCTCGTAGAAGTCACGTAGCTGCTCTTCTGCATTCACAATCACATGCTCCTGCTGCGCATCCATGTCCAGTATTACGACCAGCCAATCGTATTTGAATACTTCGAAATCGTAAAAAAGCATTTATTCCACATCCATTTCAAAATCCTGCACTGTTATCACAACATCATCTAATCCACCGAAATTATCCTCAAGTACCTCTCTCAACTTCTCAGCACTTCTTTCTTTAGTAGGAATATCTTCCACATCTTCAATTCGTGCAATCTCTGTAATCTGCGCAGTGATAATTCTTGTGATTTCTTTCATAACAAATCTCCTTTCTAAATTCAACTAGGGATTGCTTTCTACAACCCCTAGTCATTTTTAAATTGCTTTTTAGTCTAAAAAATTTTAGACCTCAAACACCTCTTCAATTTTGAATACCGGATAACCCTTTTTGGATTCACTGTACTTTAATACAAACTCCAGATTGCCGGTCGCTTCGAACACGTCCAGAATTGTATTGTTATAGTGTTCGTAGTTGCCATCGAACTCAACATCAATGCCGGTGTCCATGCTTCTCAGCAATTCATTTACAATGTGAATCTGGAATCCCTGAGTAAGCAACTGGTTCATAAAAATCATACTGTTCTTATACTGTCCGTTGAGAATCTTAAACCAAATCGCAATCATCGGCTCACCCTTATGCTTCTCAGAACCACATTCTTTCAGTTCAATCTTCTCAACCTTAACCTCATAAGTACCAAAAGGCACTTCCTCATAACTGCCACCGTTTTCAGCAGCTTCCTTTACGTCCTGCTTTAATGCTTCTCCATCAATCTGCTTGTTCCACTTGTCAAAAATACTCATTTTATTTGTCCTCCTACTTTAAAATTTTTCCAAAAATCTTGCTCAATTCAACCAGCATCTTTTCCATCTCGTCCGGTTCATAAGATTCATCCGGTTTCAAATCCATTTCCTTGACGATTGTTTCAAGTGCATTTTCTAATGCAAATTCAGTAAACTTGTCAAGAATCTTCTCATTACCCTTACGCTTCAAAAACTCTTTAAGAGTGTGCTTAGATGCTTCAATGTGCGTCTTTTCTTCATCCTTAGATGGTAAAAACTTGTGGCTAAGATTAAGTGCTTCCTGCAAAGTGTCAACCACTCCTGCTTCCTTTAACATTTCAATGATTTCCTGCAACATATTATTCTCTTTCCTTTCTCACTCTCCGTGTACGCTTTGGCTCTTCTGCTGGTGTCTCCGGTTCTACTGGTACTGGTTCTGCAGGAGTTTCCTCAACCTTAGACTCTTCCCCGACCTCGGTGGTAGCAGCATCATCACTTGGTTCTTCCTTAACAGTTTTTCTAGCTCTTCCAGACTTTGTAGCACTCCCACCGGAAGTTCCGGCAGCATTATCATAAACCTCCATAAGTGCATCCCAGCTCAATGGGATTGTTGTTTCAGTAACACCCTTTAATCTGCCGCCACCGAAAATAACTTCGTTAGATTTAAAGTTCAGCGTTCTACTACCATCATCCTCAACAACTACTCTCGCCACAATGTCCACCATACCGGCAATCTTGTTGGCAAGCGCATCTTGAATGTTCGGTGCAATTCTCGTAATATTCTGACCGTTCTTCTTAGTGATGTCCTTAGAAATATCCTCATGGCTAATTACAATCAGATTTTCGTAGTCCAGATTAAAGAACCGTCTCATTACGCTCAGATATTCGGTTTTAACCATGTCGTATGCCTTACCAAAACCGGAATCACTTTCATGCTGGATACCAAGCTCGTCATACTTGTAAACTCTACACATTTCACGTGTATCCTCCAGCAAGTCCACAATGATTGTCTTAAAATCATTCTGCTTCTTTTCCAGCTCTTCAATTGTCTCCTTAAAGACTTGCCAAGCAAACTTACGCTTTGTAATTCTGCCCTCTGTGGTAACAATATCCTTAATTGCAATGTAAGGCATCGTTACAAACTCAATGTTGCCATCGGTGTTGAGATTCAATGGATCTGGCGCATCGTCAAGCATCGTAGTCTTTCCACTGAATGCTGCACCGTAAATCCAAATCTTTCTCTTTTTGGCTTTGCCAACTTCTCTTCGCTCGTTACTAGGTAATACCATGTAATCTGCTCCTTTCTCACAATAATCTTTTATTTCACAGAACTTACAAAGGTAGCTAGGCTTCTTCTCATAAGTTCTAGTGTGCTGAATTTTATTAACAATTTCATAGTACTCGTAGACTTTATCAGCATCGAATTTCACATACTCAATGTAGGGTTCTGCTTTGTCTACTTCCATCTGCACTCTGCGCCTAAACTGCTGCAACGATTCATCCTTGCGCTGCTTAGATTGATTCTTTGGAATAAATATAAATCCAATGTTTCTGATAACGTGTCCGGTGGACTGTTCAAAAATCTCTTTGTATACGTGTAGCTGCCGTGATTTCAAATAATGCTCCACATTATTGGAGTACTTAAAATCGTACATGTCATAGACTTTTGTACCGTCTTTCTTCACTTCCACAAGCTGCAATAAGTCTATGAATCCAACAAAATCTTTTGTCATTAGCTTATATTCAAAGATAACCTTTTCTCCTGCCAGTAACGCTTTGACCTTGTTAATCATAGTTTCCAGCTTTATAGATTCCGTAATATGCTCGTTGCTTATCACCGGATATTCCATAAAGTATTCCTTGATTGCACTAGCTGCATCTTTTTCAATGCCGTTGTGTAGAGCAGTTCCTATCTTTAAAGGATTCGTTGCTTCACAATCCCACAGAGCTTCCAGTTTATCCATGTACCGGAATTTAAACTTAAAAGGACACTGTTCAAAGAGTTCTGTACTGCTATGGCTAAATCTCGTCATTTCACATTTACATTGTGGTTGCTCCGGTTCTTTAGGCTCTTCCTCCAAATCGTCTATCATCCATACAAATGTCCCATCGGATTTCCACTTATAACCGCTAAGCTCCTTTAGCATTCTTTTTGTTTCCTCGGTTAATGTAAACTGTGGCATTTCAAAGACATCTCTCAGCTTATTTCCCATAGCATCACCAACCTTTTATAGAGTCGTACATGCCGTTGGCTTGTATAGCATCGCTAAAATCGCCATAGAGTAAGTCAATGAAGTGCTTAAAGTTTTCCCATTGCTTTGGATACAATAGAAATGCAAATCCACCGGCTTCCTCAATAGTTCGCAAATTATAGAGCTGCAATTCACTAGGCTTTCCGGTCGGTGCTTTCACTTCAATAGCAACAAACTTACCATTTACGCATGCCAAAATATCTGGGATACCGGATTTTGTGTACTGCCCACCGCCCCAATATTTCAGAAACCACGCACCTCTACCACTCAAAAACGCTTTGATTCTGTTTTCAAAATTCTTCTCAGTTGCCATTAAATCACACTCACTCTCAAATAAGCTGCTTTCTTCGTAGGCTTCAAAAACAATTTGTATGCTTCCGGATTCTCTTTTTGGAACTGCTTGCTATCAAATGTCATAGATTCACTTGCCGGAACATAAGCAATTTTCAAACAATCATCCTCATACTTAGCTTCATTGCAGGATTCCATATCTGCCATAATTAAAGCCTTTAGGTTTTTTTCTCTTTCCTCCAACTGCTTTTTCTGTATCAGCACATCGCATAATTCAGATGTCAAATCTTTATTCATACATCCTCCTCAAAAATAAAACCAACCAAATGTCCAGCTCTAACTTCAGTTGCAATTCTGTCCTCTTCATATAACTTTCGCAATATCATTACTGGCATATCATCGAGTTCCCAATCATCATTCATCTCCAAAGTCCTCCTTAAATAAATCATCCGTATAATCCCTAAGTTGCTGCAACCGGTCATAGATTTTTTCCTCTATAGAACCCTTACACATCATTACATAATAGAAGCATTTGTTCTGCTGACCTATTCTGTGGATACGCTTTTTGGACTGTTCAAATAATTCACTACGTTCTGGTACTGTATAATAAATAATCTTGTTTGCAGCTTGTAAATTCAATCCCATAGAAGCAGCTTGGTACTGGCAAAGTAAAACGCAATCAGAATGCTTATCAAACAACTCTTTATCTTTGCGCTCTCCGTTGATAACTCCAACTGTCCTGCCCAAGTCCTTACAAATCTGCTCCAGCTGGTACATTTCATCATTAAAGTTGTAGAATACTATCAACCGGTCTTGTGTAGATTCCAGCAAATCCACAAAGGCTTGCAATTTGGCTTCACTGTATTGTCCACAGAGTTGCCTTGCTCGCAATCTCTTTGTTAGGCTTGTATCTCCAATGAGTTCTGTACCATCTGCCAGCTGCACATAATCGTCTGTGATAAACTTCACATAATCCTTTGATTTAGGAACATGCACTGCAATAAAGTTCTGTTCCGGTAAGTCAAAGCACTCTTCCGTTTTCATAAAAACGCATCCATGCTGCCGCAACTTAGATTTCAAACGCTCCACGTTCTTATAAGGATTATCTTTGTCGATGGTTTTTCGTATCATTCCACCGAATCGTACTGTCTTAAAGTTCACATACTGCTTCAAATACAAGTCTTCACTGATGTTGTAACCCAGCAAGCTCATTTGTGTCCAAAGGTTTTCGTATTTACCACTTGTAGGTGTACCACTCAGCAGTATTACGTTCTTTGGATTCAGCTTCATAATAAATTTAGTCTGCTTTGCTTTGCTGCTCTGTATCAGAGAGCTTTCATCCAGCATCAACGTAAAATCTTTCAAATCCAGTAGCTCTTTTCTCCTCCAAGCCAACTCATAATTCACAATGCCAATGCACTTATAACCTTGTGACTTATTTGCTGCTAAAAACATCTTTAGCTCTTTTGGATTCCTCAAAACAAATACAATGTGACTGTAGTACTTTTCAAAATGCTCTTTCCAGTCGTCAATCTTCGTGTTCTGGCACACCAGCAAATTTATCCGGCAACCCAATTGAATCATCTTCTCAGAACCAACAAACGTCTTTCCCAAACCCATGTCCAAGTAATAAGCAACTCGGTTGCAATCACTTGTCTCTTCCAGAGCTTTTATCTGGTGGGGAAATAATTTAATCATCTTTGCCCTCACGCTTCATAAGAGCTTCAAGTAATTCAATAATTGAATCCAATTTGTCTGCTGCACCGGATTCGTTCATTTTTGCTTCTAGTTCAGCAACTTTCATACCGTCTTTAACAAGGTCAATAAACTTATCTTCTGGAATTTCCAACTGCACCTTTGCTTGATATGCAATTCTGCATACTGCTTTCATTAAATCTTCTCCGGTCGCTTCAACTTCAATTTTTGTACGCTTCTCGTCACTTTCATAAATAATCTTACTCTTACTCATAAATAATCTCCTTCACATTCTCTGGGTCTGTTAAATCCTTACCCTCATTCATTTCCAAAAAGTTCAATAGTGCCTGCCGTCTCACTTTGTATCTGCCCAACTGTAGGCAGGGAAGCAATTTTGCCTTAATCAGTTTGTATACATAATTTTCATTAGTCTTTAGTAATGCAGCAACTTCTGGTACTGTATACAATACATCTTCCAAAACTCAATCCTCACTCCCCTCAGTCAATTTTAAATTGCTTTAGTCTGCAAAAAAATTAGTCCAATCAAAGTCAAGCACTTCTGCAATTGCTTTTGCAACTGGTACAGATGGTTTGTTGACTCCGTTCTCGTACATGCCAATGGACTGTCGTGTAACACCAACCCTTTCTGCCAAACTATCTTGTGTCATTCCTGCTGCTTCTCGCACCTTTTTTAAGTCAAATGCCATTTAAAATTCTCCTTTCTCAATGTTATTGTGCAATAATATATTGCTATAATGCTATTATAACTTGCTTATAAAGATTTGTAAAGCAATTTTTACTTGCTTTTTAAATTTTTTTCTATTTTTACTTGCGCAAGGCATTGACAACGCAAGTTAAACTTGCTATACTTACAATGTAATTTATCGGTACAAGATAACTAGGAGGTGGAAAAATGAGTGAATTCTACAAAAGATTAAAGTCTATCCGTAAAGAACACGGAAAGCAGCAATACGAGTTAGCTGATTTATTAGGAGTAACAAGAGCCACTATTTCTGCGTATGAAACAGATAAGATTATGCCACCATATGACAAGCTGAAAATGCTGGCAGACTATTTTAGCGTTTCCGTTGAATATTTGACCGGTCAAGAAAACACCAAAGACACAGAATCCAAGAGCATTGACGTGAGCGAGACGTTACGATTACTACTCAACGAACTGCAAACGGATTCTCAGATAACAATAGATGGAGTCGAATTAAACGACCAATCTAAGGAACTTCTACTTAATAGTATAGAAAGTTCTTTGAAACTTGGAAAATTATTAGCAAAGAATAATCAAGAGTAATATCGTTTGGAAGGGAATGTATTTAGTGGAAAAGACGAATCAAGTTATATCAGAACAAAATGTTCACATCGTAGAGGAAAATCTGGGCAATCAAATTGCAGGATATTTAAACCACACATTCGAAGAAAAATTGATACACGTCAATTCTGAGATACCAAGCTATTACAAAGATTTTGTAATAGCATATTTTTTACCACTGAACTCTGCTGACGTTAGTTCCATCAAGTTTTTAACGATAGAACGTCTTTTTGAGAAGTTTCCAACATGCGGAATCATGCTGGCAATCTAATTTGCTTGCACACTTGCACAATCTTGCACAACTGGAAGCCTTTGTTTATGCGGCTTTCAAGGCTTGTGCAAGATGTGCATGCAAACTTCTTACTTTTATATAAATAAGAAAAATATCTATATAGAAGTGAATATATAAAATATATATAGTAGTAGTACATCTTGCACATCTTGCACACTTGCACAAAAAACAAACAAAGGAGTGATTTATTTATGGCTGCGGTTACGGTCAGAAATCGAAATCTAAACAAAGTTGACAAAAACGGAAAGCTAAAGAAACCAAATTGGGAATACAGATTCGAAGCTGCCCCCATTGATGGTAAAAGAAATCAGATTAGTAAATCCGGTTTTAGAACAAAAGCGGAAGCATTGGAAGCCGGCAACAAAGCTCTTGCAGAATATAATAATGCCGGTCAGCATTTTAAATTAACTGAAATCTCAGTTGCGGATTATTTGGACTTCTGGTTTGATAATTATGCGAAGATGGAATTGAAATATAACACTCAGCTTGCATATCTAAACATCATTGAAAATCATCTAAAACCTAACTTTGGGCATTACAAACTGAAATCACTGACACCTACTCAGCTTGTCCAGTACGCAAATCAACTAAAGATAAACGGATTCTCCAAATCACACTTGGTCGGCATACTCTCCACATTCTCAGTGGCATTGGATTATGCAGTAGAACCTCTAAAATACATCAAAGAAAATCCCATGAGATACGTCAAATATCCTAAAGTGGAACGTAAACCACGAGAAAGGATTATATTAGAGTCAGAGGACTTCCAGAAAATCATTGAACGTTTTCCGGCTGGCAATAGATTTCACATCCCACTGCTGCTAGGTTGGAATTGTGGCTTGCGAATTTCCGAAGCATTCGGATTGACGTGGGATGATATTGATTTCCAAGAGAAAACCATTACGATTAACAAACAGACAGTCAAGCGCAATTATGGTGTGGAAGTAAGACAAGTTCTAAAGCAAAAAGGAAAAAAAGAGGAAAAGTCAGCGTGGTATTTCACTGAACCTAAGTATGGATCTGAGCGTGTAATCAAAATGCCGGACACTTTAATCAAAGCTCTAAAAGAGGAAAAGAAACGACAACTGATGTATGAATTGGAATACGGTCAATATTACACAATTCATGTTGGTAAGGTTGAAAAAGATGAAAAGGGAAATGAAATCACAAGAATCATTCCGGTCATTAAAGCAGTCGAACCGCAGCTGCCAAGATTGAAAATGGTCTGCGTAAGTGAAAACGGAGAAATGACCTCCAGCGATTCTTTTAAGTATTGCAGCAGAGTAATTCGAAACCAGATGCACATAGCTTTTGACTACCATAGCTTACGACATACGCATGCAACTCTACTTATTGAAAATGGTGTAAGTCCAAAAGCAGTCCAAGACAGATTAGGTCATAAGAAAATAGAAACCACCTTACAAACTTATGTCCACAACACTGAGTCTATGGAACAGAGTGCAGTCGATGTCTTTGAAAAAGTAGTGAATGGTAATTTGCCCACGTAGTCTATAGAGCGTGGACAAAACGTGGACAAATTACATTCTCGGTACTCTTTATAATAAGTAGAAACCGCTATTTTAAAGGGTTTCTGAGCTGCAAACTAACGATTGTTTCTATATTGGCGGTATATGCACGCTAAACATTTTTACGCATCTTTATGACGTTTAGTATATCCTATAAACCTATATTTGACAAGGGTTTGTTGGAAACTAAACGTCTTTTTGTATCTTTTCATATCTTCCTCTATTTTTGCCCATTTTGCTCACGGTGGACAAATCGTGGACAATTGCCCACAAATTTATAATTGACTCATGCAATTTATACTTGACATTCAGCGTCAGTATGCTAGAATATAGTTAAGCAATTATAAATTGCATAAAGAAAAGGAGGATTGATTATGGCAAATATAATCAAAGAACATTTTACGAGTATCCACCAGATGCTTAGTGTGGTGAACAGTAGACCAAACAATTCAGTAATGAATGGAAAACAAAGCTCTATTACAAACGACAAGAGTTTCACTGGAACTAGAGATTGGGAAGAAGCTTGCGAGCTTTTTGAACATGGCTATACCGATGTGCTTGATAAAATTAAAGCTGGCGTTGCTGCAGGAATCAAAAAGACAGAAGTTATACAGAAGCGCAGAGTTTCCAATGGAGTTGTTGGATATGCACCGAATGTACCGAATGCGATTATGGGATTACCAAACAGTATGATTTATATGGAAAAGACACCTCAAAAGATTAAGGCAGTTTCTATAGTGTATAACATCTGCGACAATTGTATGACAGAAGCAAAGGAATTTGTTGAATCCGGTGTTGCAGTTTTAAATGTAATCAATAGACTTGAGCTGAATGGTTGCAGAGTCAATTTGAAAATTATGTACTTCTGCGCTAACGAGGGTGAGGATTATGCTTTTGGTAGTGTTGATGTTAAGGATTTCAGAGAACACATGGATTTGCAGAAGTTATGTTTTCCGGTGGCACATCCCTCTATGTTTAGACGTTTTGGTTTTAAGTGGCTGGAAACATGCAATGGTTTGAAAGAGCGTAGATGGAGTAGCGGATATGGACACTCTATACATGGTGGAGCTGAACATAGTGTAATCAAAGAACAGTTGCAGGAGAATGAATTCTACATAGATTTAAAGTACACCAAAAAGCACAATTATGATGCAGACGAAATAATTGAATCAATGAATTTGAAATAGGCTGGCTGCGGCTAGTCTATTTCAAATTGATTTTTCTAAAAATAATGCAATTTATACTTGACAAATCCAGTGGATGTGTTAGAATAAAGATACAATAAAGCAATTTAAAATTGCAAAAACATATTGAGGAGGAAATTACATATGATTATTTTGAAAGAATGTGAAAGACTTGATTTGGTAGCTGACGAAAAGGATTTTGGCAAGGGAATTATGGTTATGTACCAGAAGAGATTCTATGCTACTGCTGATGGCAAATGGAAGTGCTTGAGTGAAGATGGTGAAAGACCTCTGTACAGTCACTTGAGAGAGGAAGTAAAGGACAACATGGATGCTGCTGAAAGCAAGCTGGTTGAAATGAAAGCAATCTTTACTGGTAAGCCAGTGGCTACAGAAGCACCGAAGCAGGAAGCTCCTAAAGCGACCGGAGACGGACTTGGAAGCAGACTTGAAGAGATTATGATTAGAGTACTCGCTGAACAGTCCACTGAAAAGGTTGTTGAATTTGCAAAGCCAATGCTGGAAGAACATATTAAAAAGACATTTGGTGTGATTCCACAGAAGCATGTAGTTGTGACACCAGAAGCGACACATGAAGTTACTGGCACGACACATGAGAAGTTTGACGATGTATTGAAGCTGGTTAATCTGGACATTCCAGTATTTTTAAGTGGTGCAGCTGGAACTGGTAAGAACGTAATCTGCAAACAGATTGCAGAAGGACTTGGACTTGAGTTTTACTTTACCAATGCAGTAACGCAGGAGTACCAGTTGAAAGGTTTTATTGATGCGAATGGTACTTACCACGAGACACAATTCTATAAGGCATTTACAAATGGTGGACTGTTCTTCTTAGACGAAATGGACGGAAGCATCCCAGAGACATTGATTATTCTGAATAGTGCGATTGCTAACAGATACTTTGACTTCCCTACTGGCAGAGTCGATGCGCATAAGGATTTTAGAATTATTGCAGCTGGTAATACGGTTGGTACTGGAGCAGACATTGAGTACACCGGAAGATTCCAATTGGATGCGAGTTCTCTGGACAGATTTGCACTGATTACAATTGACTACTCTAAGAACATTGAGGATGCGATTACCAACAACAACGTTGACCTTTGCAACTTTGCTAGAACATTCAGAAGAATCTGCAACGAAGCAGGAATTAGATGCTTGTTTACTTATAGAAGCATGGAACGTATTAGCAAGCTGGAAAGCATTATGGAGCTTCCAGAAGTGCTTAGAATGAGCTTGATTAAAGGACTTGGTAAAGACGATGTAAGAATCATTGCAAACAAATTTAACTTTACCAATAAGTACGTGGACGCATTAAAAAATTTAGCCTAAAGGCAATTTAAAATTGATACTGGCACGTTTGAATTACTTGAGCGTGCCAGTGGATTGGAGTGATTATGATGAACAATTTGGATGTTAGACGTGGAGATATATGGTTCATTGATTATGAAAAATCCAATGGATCTGAGCAGCACGGAACACGACCGGCAGTAATAGTCAGTAATGATACTGGTAACTACTACTCTCCTATTGTTGAAGTAGTTTGGCTTACGACTGCAGATAAGAAGATGTTACCAACGCACGTGAGATTGGGTAATTCACTGGCTCTATGTGAGCAGATACATACGGTAGATAAAAGCAGACTACTCAGTTTACAGAGAATTTGTACTGAAAAGGAAATGAAGCACATAAACAGAGCATTGATGATTTCATTAGGAATCATTGAATAGGAGGATTTGATTATGGATTTTTTAGTTGAGGAAAACAAGCTACTCAGAGAAAAGCTCAACAATGTGGTTGCTGCTATTGCAGGACTTAAAGGAGAAGAACACGCTGAACGCTGGAACGCTGCTATTGATGAAGCGTTGAAAGTGGCATTCAGTGAGTTAGGAGGTACTGCATGTTAGTAGACTTTATCTGTGTAATATGGGCATTGTTTGTGCTTGTATATATTCTTAGATGGAAAGGGGATGAATAAAATGAATCAAACATTTGAAAACCTTAGAGCAATCCTGCATAAGCACAAAGAGAATATGCCAGTGATTGCGGTAGCGGAGTTGTTGGCAGAGATAGACGAATCGGAAGCAACGTGGAATGAACATGGAGATTGTAAAAAGTGTAAATACGAATTTACTTCTGTGACATCCAAACCTTGTAAGAATTGCATGTGGTTACAACTTGACCACTTTGAGCCTAAGGACACCTAAACAAAGGTGTCCTTTTTCTGTGAAATTTTTAATTGATTTTATGCAAGTTTTACTTGCATTTTCCAGTGGATGTGCTAGAATATAGACATAAGGTAATTATAAATTGCATAACGAAAGCGAGGATTGATTCTATGAACGAAATGCAGATGTTAGAAAAACTTGAGGAAGCCAGAAAAGCTAGTGAGCGCACTGGAATGACAATCTACGCAATGAGCAACGGAACGCGAGTTTGTTATTGCGATACTAGAACCGGCAAAAGCATTTTAGAAGATATTGGTTACTGGCTCTGTAGCATTTTTGAAAATGGACATAGAGTTGAAGCATAAGGAGGTTATCTATGAGATTCTACGTTGAATGGAACAAACAACACACCAGAAGAGGTTGGGTTTACACGGAAATGATGTACTTCCCTACAGAGGAAGAAGCAAATGAATTTGCAGCTACCAAAGAGGATGCAAAGGTTGGATGGGAAAAGGAGGTTTAATCTATGAAAGTTGAAGTTTATATTGAAGAGACTCTTTGTAGAAAAGTTACATTTGATTTACCGGAGGATATGACTGAGGAAGAACGCATGGAAGCAGCCGAGGAATTGGCATTACGAGCATACAAGAACAATGATATTGTATTGACCGGTGATGATTTTAGTGGAGCTTCTATGATGGTAAACGATGTTACCAGTGGACATGAAACTGACTGGAAAGATATTTAATGGAGGATGGAATCTATGAGAAATTTTTTGATAGTCATTAGAGATTTGGGTGTGGAAATTGAAACAGTCTATGCTGCTGAAACCAGTGAGGATGCGGAAGCATTGGCACGTGAAGATTATTCTGTAGAGCTTAATTGCTCCCCAGAAGATGTTGAAATAATTGCGATGGAGGAGATTTAATGTGAAGATTTGTCCTAAATGTGGGAAAGAGTACGATGGTTATCCTGCACTGAGCAGACGTGACAATAAAACTGAGATTTGCCCCAACTGTGGAGTGCAGGAAGCCATTGAAGATTTTATAAAACACGAACAAAAAAGAACGGAGGAAATTTAATATGAGAGGTTTGTTAATCAAAGGAATGGATGTAACTGAAGTGCAAGCAAGTGAGCTTGAGGAATTCTATGAGTTAATGGAAATTGATATCATTGACATTGTGGTACGTGAAATCAATGGTAAGTATTACGACATTATCTGTGACGATGAAGCGTTACTCAAAGAGCAACCGATTCCTACGATGCTGGATGTTGACGAGATGCCTATGATATTTGGTAACATAATCATTGCAGGACTTGCAGACGAGACCGGAAACATGACGGACTTGACTGATGAAGATATTGCTAACATCACTGATAAATTAGGAGTTATAAGACTCTTTGACGGTAGACAAAACGTTTGCGTATTGGATGTGAAATATTAGGCATAAAAAAAAGAGCAGCAATTGAGCTGCTCTTTTTTTCTCACTTCAAATATTTCTTAGAACAGAAACCGGTAATTTCCCTATACTTAACAAGAAGCCAGATTGCACTTCCGTTCAGCGTATAATAACCATAACAATTGACCTTTTTTCCTTTTGGAATAACGGTAATCTTGTCTTTATTTGTTCCTGCGCCAGCACGAAGATTCAAATCAGATGTTGTGGTATATGCTTTTGCATAGCTTTCACTGAATGCTTTTGCTGGTTCAACAGTTTCCTCTTCTGCTTCATACTTTGGTCTACCATAACCGGCAATGGATGAACTATTGAGAGTATAAGACTTCTTACATACTCCACCGCCATTGGCAATCACACCGGATGCACCAGATGTGTTTCCCTCAATGGTATAAACTTTCGTTTTTGTTACCTTATAAACAATACCAGTGTGACAAATACGTTTGGAATTCTTGAAGAAAATCTGGTCTCCGACTTTTGGATCTGACGTGAACCAAGCTTTCTTTTTCTTATACATTTCAGCAGAAGCTACAGTATAATCATCGAAGTTCCCACCGATTAAACTCTTCGCAGTCGCAACACCATATGCTTTATAAAAGCACCAATCAACGAAAGCATCACACCAAGCTGCAGGAAAATCCATCACGGACGGATAAACCTTGTGCATATCACGTCCATACTTGGTATAATTGGCAGAACCGGCATTCGCAGTTTTATCATCTAACTGAGCGTTGGATTTCTTCTCCAAATATCCCACTTCGTTTTCTGCAATCTTGATTACTTTGTCCACTGTATTTGACATGACTTATTCTCCCTCTTCCTCAAATAAATCTAAAGCATCACCGGTGAGTTCTATGGTGTTCTTGACGCTTTCTGCATCCACCTTGCCCTCAGTGACAATATAAGTGACTACGCTTACTAAGGCAGTAATCGCACCAGCCACAGTGGAAACATCAGTTGCATCAACTCCAAGTGCCATTGCAATACCAGTTGCTACACCGGCAATTGCTAACCATAACTTACGAGAAGATAACTTTCTTAAAATTTCACTCCACATGTTTTATTCCTCCCCAGAATTTAATTTGATTTTAAATGCGTTTTCTACTCCGGCTTTGACAAAATATCCAAATACACAAGTCTGCATCACATTTGTGAGGTTATCCAGCAAGTTACCAAGTGCAGATAAATCGCTCTTTACAAACATGGCAATCATTGCAACAATATTTCCAATAAAGTAAAACACTGAGCAACACACGACAACCTTTTTGGAAAACTCCCAAAGCCACGTTTTCTTTTTCATTTACATTACCCCTTTTTTATTGGTAATTCTTTCACTCTTTCGTAAACTTCTGTGCCAGTTCCATTGCCACCTAAATTGTGATATGCCTTGTAGATACCCTCAATGTTATCTAGCGCTGAAACTGTGATTTCCCCTTTTTCGATGAAATACATGCCGGATTGAAATAACCGGTCATGCAGTATTGCTATCAATCCCTCTTTTATCTGGTCTTGCTCTTTGAACTTCTTTCTAAAACTGTTGAAACAAAAAGAAAGACCGGCAATAGCCAGTCCAAAAATAGCTTCAATCCAGTATTTGAGTATAAATTCTAACATCTTTTGTATACATCCTTTCGTCTAAACGCTCGTAACGTTCACTTTTCCAATCAATACATCATCGACAAATAAATGCAACTGCGAAGACGAGTCTATCCATTGAAATCTCATTCGACCATTTCCAAACATTCCTTTCGTAACCTTGTCATCTAATGCGACTTGCAATCCACCGACATTTGAAATGCTATGGTTGTGACTATCATCTGCCACCGTTGTTGCAATGTTCACATTTCCAGAACCATCAAAACTCACAGAACCAGCGACATCTCCAGTTAATGAAATTGTTCTTGGTGTAGTGAGTTTTCCGGCAGATGCTACGACTTTTGCACTATCTGCAGTATTGTTTACATTACCCAGACCAATATTAGCAGCAGTGATGTTCACTTGTCCGGTACGATATGTGGTTTCGGCACTTCCTTTGACACCAGTAATCGTGTTCACTTGCGCACCGGTCGCAATGCCAGCGAGTTTTGTCTTTTCAGCAGTTGTGTAATCATTCGTAGACAACCCCATTCCGGTCACTTTATCTACTTTCGAATTAAGTGCCGCTTGTTGAGCAGTAGAAACCGGCTTACTCGCATCGCTTGTGTTGTCGCAATTTCCCAAACCCACATGAGCTTTGGTTACAGAATGCGGATTACTTACGTTGACAATGTGAGCATTCAGATTACTCTGCGCAGTAGTTCCTGCATTTTTGGCATCTGCAATTGCGGTTGCTTGTGCCGTACTTATTGGCTTACTCGCATCAGATGTGTTGTCAACGCTCCCAAGTCCAATTTGAGCCTTTGTAACAACGTGTGGGTTACTTTTATTGCCCACGTGAGAAATAAGCTCTGAAACGGCTTTAGCGAGCTTTCCAAAGGCAGTAGATAAAACCTCACCACTTACCAGCGCAGACAAAGTTGCCGGCACTGCATAAGTGGGAGTCTGGTTATTTGTTGTCACGTTAGGTACATCGCTTAAACCTATCTGCGACTTGGTAACTCCATGCGGATTCGCTTTGCTCGCTGCGTGAGCATTATAATTGCGAGTTACCAATTCTGCTGCATTTTGATTGCTCTTCATCTGTGCATCAATGATTTCAATGTTGGCATTCATGTCGTCAACATTATAAGAATCAGTTTTATCTGGTAGTAAAAGAGAATAATTCGTGGAATTTCTCATTTTACTTTCCTTTCTTTATTTAACTGATTACCTCGTTTCTAAGCTGCCCATGCGTGTACTGCGCCAACTGCTCATGAGTTAATCTACCGAGGATTTCATGCGTGTTGTATAACAAATCATAATCCAGAATAATGTTTGCAGGAATCATCTGCGTTACCATATCCAAAATTTCTGCATACTGCTTTTTGGATGTAAGAGCGATTTTGATTGTCAGTAACCACTTCTCTTTGTCATAGGACATGGTATAACCGTCAGATCCACACATCTGCGTCAAATGTGATTCCAACATTCTATAAGTGTATGGTAACTGAGAATTTATTCTGTTAATGATTCTGAAGCGTCTATCTTCCAAAGTATCAGTTCCCATAGGAACGATTTTCAGCATCTTTTCCCAACGTTTAATGCCGTTTTCAGTCATTAAATATAGGAACTGGTCGTTATACGCATTGTCATTGGCATTCCAAAGAGAAGCTAGTTCTGGTTCTTGCGCTTGAGCATGAATGACTATTTCTTTAACTTCTTTTAAAAAATCCGGCAGATATTCAAGAATATTAGGTTGTGGCATTCACACTCCCCCTTACTGCAATGGAATCTTTGCTAATAGTCAAATTACTCTCATTACCGTTTATAGCAGTTCCAGTAATATCTACAACACCGGAGACATCCAATATTCTAGTCTCAATTTGAGAAATTCGAACAATGATGTTACTTTCACTTTCCCATTTTTCATTGAGACTCTTGAGATATTCGTCAATAGCTGCATTAACGTAAGATTCAATATCTGCCCACGTGTAACCGCTTTGCAACGTCAATGTGAAAGATATGTTGCAAATCACTTCCGATGCTGCTTCTACAGTGACCGTGTGACCGACCGGAGCAATACCATAACCCTCACCTTGATTTTGCAGTGGGTCTATCATGGTCTGAATCGTATCAACAAAAGAATCTGCCGGTTTTGTATAAGCGGATGTGGTGAATACGATTCTTACAGTACCGCCACCTTTCCACTCAGCACCGGTATACACTTTCACACCACCGATACCAGCAATACTTTTGACTTTCTGCATATAATCGGCACGATTACCACCGAAAGCTTGTGAATTCAACGAAGCGTAATATATCTCATCAATTAAAGATACGTCTGCTTCATCTTCTCCCCACTGGTAAACATCAGTAATTTCAGCAGTTTCTAAGCCATTGATATAATCAATTGGAGTAACTTGTCCGGTCACATTTCCCATCGTTCCATAACTATCACAACGCACATGAAAAACACCATCGCTGATTTTTTCAGTGACGGTGTAATTGATGTCGTTATAATTGAATCTTGTTCCGATAGGAATATCTAATGTAGTTGGTGTAATTTCGAGAACACAAATCGCTCGTGTAGCTGCGAACTGTTCCGTATTTATACCACGTTCTTTACATCGCTGCAATTTACCCTCACGGTCAGAAGTATCAAAGAATGTGATATTTAAGATGTTGTCCAATGCCAAATACACATTCTGCAATTCCACTGCTATTGGAGCAGTTGCATTGTACAAGAAAGAAGATTGTCTCGTATCTAATGTGTCTGGCATCCTAGCAAGTATTCTGTCCAGAATAAGTTCATAGGTTTGTTCTTCATACATTGACATTCACCTCACTTTCAATATTTCCAAAAATAGTATTGACAACGAACGTCACGTGCAACTTCTTTTTGTCGCTTTTTTCGAATGTAAAATTAGACTCTGAACGTATTCTATCATCTTGTTCTAACGCTTCGGTGATTCTTCTTTCTAATTCCGGTATAACATAAGAATGCGGTTGTCCTATTAAATCGACAAATTCTACTCCGTAATCCCAAGAATAAATCAAATACTCGTAGCGTTCCGTATTCAAGATAAAATAAATCGCTTGTCTTAATTCTTCCAAATCTTCAACCGAACCGTTCATTCTAGCATTTGGAATGTCCAATGCAAAATCCTTTGACGGTATCTCTACTTCTGTGAAGTTTTGGATAAACTGCTCATTGATTGCAGGAATCACATCATTCACCCACCTTGTCCATTACAATGTAACTTTGTCCACCTTGCTCTTGCAATAAAAGAAGTTTATCTCCAAGTTCAAAACCCTCTCGCTTCATTCTTTTTGATATTACTAAAAACTCGTCGGTTATCGTGAATTTTTGGTCTATCTTAATTGAGAATGGTGATAACAACACAACCGTACCATAAACTACTTTCATAGGCTTGGATGCTTCTACCGCTTCCATTGCAGCTTGTTTAATAATCTGAATTATATTAGGCACTGTTAATCTCTCCCCCTCTCAATGTCAAATCCATGAAATGCGAATCGTTACCGAAAGTGTGCTTCGCTTTTTCTACGAGCATATAATTTTGAAGAGATACGTCTCCTAAATTTAACTTCACTGCAACGGATGTGCCAGCACGTACTCTCACATCCCCAAACGCCTTGTCAATCTTTAAATTTTTGGTTTTGGCATTATAGAGCTGCAAAAGTGAATCGGCTTTATCAGCAGCACCCTTAGGGTTGTCAATGGATTCGTAAAATTGCAACACGCCCCATTTGTTGATGTTGCCGGAATCTTTTTTGATATAAACTTCTCGCTTACCGGTATCCTTATTTTCATAAGTCAACTTAATCTGGTTATACGTGTTCTCGTTAATGGTGGACGTGTAGGAAAGATTTTGAGCAGTCTCTTCATCAATCAGAATGTTTGTCAGCATATTCTCAGAATTTTTGAGAGTCAGTTTCCCAAAATCATCGTAAAGAACGTATAATTTTTTCTTAATTCTAAGAGTTTCATCCAACGCATTTTGAATAATGTCAAATAACGTCTGATTATCCTCTACTTTCTTTTCAATTGTGTGACCGGTATCAGTTAAGCTACCGACATTTAAACCAAAATCCCCAGCAATCATTGAAACTACTTGATTTGCCGTTTTGTTTTTGTAGATGTACGTATCCTTGTTTTTCAAATAACGCAATTGGTCGTATGCAGTAATGACTAATTCTTCGGATTTATCACGTTGAATGGTAAAGATAAATCCAAAGAACACATTCGTGCCATCAACAATCAATTTCACTGCGTTTCCCTCAGTGATATTCAATTTATTATCCTGCAAACAAGTGAATTTTAAAGAACTAGGTTCTCCAAATCTGCTAGTTTCCCACGTAATATCTGATTTCACAGAGGGTTGATATGCAGTTGCACCATTGACAATCCATAATTCAACATTCATATTGCAACCCTCCTACGGAATGATGATTTTCGTTCCTGCCCAGATCCAGTGACCGTTATTACTGGATGCCTTACCTCTTTTTTTGGCTTCACTTTCGATTACGGATTTGTTGGCATTGTAAATTTCTTTCCATCTGCTTCCATCACCCAGATTCTTTTTGGCAATGTTCCAAAGAGTATCCCCACTTTTGACTGTATAGCTTTTACCGGAATTATTTGCTCCAGCACCAGCAGCTCTCGTTGTGGTAGCTTTCGATTTGCTGGAATTCATGTTTACAGTCTTAGTTCCATAACTTCTGTATTGCAGAAGATTTATGGTAACTGTAGTGTCAAAACCCTCTTTCACATCATCGTCAATGTTATAATCCTCAAGAGACACTTTCAGATTCGTATAAAAAAGAACCTTTCCAGTTGGTAGCATTCTGCTAATAATCAACTGAAAAGGCTTTTTATTCTTCTTGTATTCCTCAAGAACATCCAAATAATACGATGCCATTTTAAATCCGTCTGGATATTTCGCAAATGGATATTTCTGATTTGGAAGTGAAATAGTAAAAGAAATTTCCGTTAATCCGGCATCTTTTAGCATATTCACTTCCCCATCGTTGATAAGCTCTATTGAGTTATTTTTGTTCTTAATCTTAGTCTTGATTTTAGCCGGTGCTACCGGAAGAAGCACCTTATCAAAATACACATCGTATGACATTGTTAATGTACTCCTTCCGCAGCGATTTCCATAGATTCATAAAGCTTTTCTTCAAGCTGAGATACGATTCCGTCAATATCCATGTTAGATGCAATGGAATTGTTGTTCTGCATATCAATCTTAATTTCTGCCGTAGTGAATCTGTTAATAGCTTCTTGTTCTGCAATATCCCTGAGATACTCTAAATCTTTTTCGGTCAGCTCCATCTCATCTGCCATTGCACCAGTATAATCAGCTACATCTGGTAAATAGGTTTCTGCGGCATTTGCAGCATCCGTAAGGTCAGAACCAGTACCAAGAATATTGTCTAAAGAAATATTAGAAACCTTATCTTCTATACCAGCTCCCCATTCATAACCGGTATTATAAGCGTCCTCATAAGCCCATCTCTTCATACCTAAAGATTCACTGGAAAGATTGAGTTCTCCCATCACCTCTTCATACGTTCCGTTACCGTATTCTTTAGTGGCAATTTCGATTTTAGAACTCAAGCTACTTCTCCATCCGGCAACCGTAGAAGCCATATTAGAACCGAATACTTTATCCATTGCCTTGGCAATAGATTCGAGAACACCAAGTACGTTATCTGCCAAATCACCAAATAAATTGATAATAGAACCTATTGGGTCATTAAATAAATTTCCAAAGAAATTCACAAATGCACCAAAAATGTTGTACCAGTAGTTTACGATACCAAGAACCAAATCAACCAGTCCGAGGAATAAATTCCAAATAAATGCTACCGCAGACATCAATGCACCAACGATAACTCCGGTTGCAGAGATTGTAGAACCGGTCACTTTGTTTATAGCTGCAATCACAAGATAAATGGCAGCTACAACCGCAATAATAATTATTAAAATCCACGTCAATGGACTGGCAAGTAAAGCGGTGTTAAAACCGTACTGAGCTGCCGTTGCCGCTGCCGTTGCAGATGCTTCACCTCTTGTTGCAGCAGCTTTGGCGTATGAAGCCAACATTGAAGCAACTTTGATTCCATTACTTATCAATTCGATTGCGTTTGTCGCCAAAACATAACCATAATACAACGCTAATGCAGCAGCTACACTATAAATGACCGGAGCTATAAACGACCAATTATCATACATGAATGCGCCCAAACCGGCTATCAATTCGAATGCCCAAAGAACTACATTAACGACAGTTCCGACCGCTACACCCAATCCCACGGCAAAATTCTGAACATCCTTATTGTTAGCCAATTCAGATATTTTAGAAAGCACTGGGTCTAAGGCTTGCGTTGCGTAATTTTTGAAGCTCGTAAAGACTTGTTGCCAAGTCCACTTCATGTTGTCAAAATCTGCATTAACTTCTTCTGTCGCATCGAAAATAGCATTCTTAACAACGTCAGCAGTGATTTTACCCTCTTCTGCCATGCTTCGTAACTGACCGATAGGAATATTCATATAGTCCGCTACAGACTGCATGATATTTGGAGCTGCTTCAAATACCGCATTAAATTCTTCACCACGAAGAACACCAGAACCTAAAGCCTGCGTGAGCTGCAACATTGAGGATGCTTGTTCTTCGGCAGTCGCACCGGCAATGACGTACATTTTGTTTAACGTTTCCGTAAATGCGATTACTTCATCATTTCCAGAAAAAGCATCTCCTGCTCTTTGAGCAAATGCTGCTACCGCAGAAGCGGTATCCAGATAAGAAGCTCTGGAACGATTGGCAGATTCAAAAATCTTTTGTTCCAAATCTTCTGTGGCTTTTGCAATTTCCTCTCTACTAGCATCCTCGTCTACATCTACAATGAGACTTAAACGAGAAGTAGTTTGACTCATTTGGTCGGAGAGGTTTACTGCTCCCATTAACGTCTGGAAAGAAGCATAAGCACCTACCAAGCCAACGACTCGTTTAAGAACACCAGACATGGCAGACTCAGTTTCTCTCGCTTCTCTTGTGAGATTATCTTGCGCTCTTGCTGCTTGTTCCAGCTCTTCTTCTACACGATTAACCGCAATAGCAGCATTAGCAAGTTCAGCTCTAGCATCCTTAATGTCTGCAACATCAATGGAATTACCACTGATTGACTGCATTTTTTCAAAACTATTCAGCACTATATTAAGTGCCTTGTTCATGCTTTTAAGGGCAGGCGACATGCCATCGTTAATTCGTATTGTTGAACTTATTCCAGCCATTTTGTCACCTACTTTCTACGTCTACTAGACTTTTTCATCTTCCTCTGCTCTTCTTTGTCATGCTCCAATTTAATTTGAATTGACGCAATGACTAAGGCTTTTTCCCTTTTCGATAAAGAGACAAATTCAGATGGTTTCCAATGAAATTTGTGAAGACAATAGTAAGCATAATTGCTTTCACTATCGCCCTCACTAATTAGTTTTTTGCTTCGTCAACAAGCTCTTCCATGTCCTCAGTTTCAGCAGCAGTCACAAGCATTTCAGTGAGATAATCAAATTCATCCTTGTAAAGCATAACCTTGACTAACTGTTCTGCGCCCATGACACCGTAAGAGTTCTGCAGCTCCGCATTATTTAAGTCTGGATATACCACTGCCTTTGCTGCCAGCTTTGCTAAATAAGCGTTGGAATCAAAATCCTGCGTATACTGATTCTTCTTTCCAACGACCGGAACTCTCTTGGTACAAGACTTTCTAAGAGCTTCATCTTCATCTGCACCAATGGATCTGATTTCCCATTCCACCGGCTTATTGTCTTTATCCTTGAAACGATTGCTAACTACAATCTTTTTGTTTTCTCTTTTTTCCACGTTTCCTGCTAAAAAGCATGATAAATTACTCATATCATATACCTACCTTTCTATGATGCCCCCAATAATAGGGGAGAAAAGTGCTGGAGGATGCACCTTGTCGGACACGTTATCCTATTCTCCCCATGAAAATTACTGCATACCAGCTAACAAACTGAATGTTTCCGGCATTTCGAAATCTTCAAATGTGAAGTCCATATCTTCATCCAGATATTCAGCATCAGCATCAAACTTTGTAAGAATGCCACCGTCAATGTTGCAATCCTTTAAGATGATTGTCTGACGACCAACACTAGAAGTTGGGTCTTCGTTTGTAATCTGAATGTCAAAGTACACATCTTCTCCAGTGTTCTTATAACGAACCATAAGCTCACGGAAAATGGATGTATTGTAATGGAATGTAGCAGAACCAGTTCCACTCCATCCAGTCGCCTTGTTACCCTTACCGGTCTTACCGAGAATAGGCACTTCGGTCTTATTCTTTTCAAAAGATGCTTCCAGATTGATACACTGCATGAAGTTGTATCTCTGTCCTTCAATAGTCACAAAGCATTCAGCAAGGGAAGCACTCACGGCATCTCTTGCACTCATTGTATTTGCCATATCGTTTTACCCCTTTCTTATGCTACGATAACGCTCATGTATAACTGAGCCATTGCGTTAACCGGACTAATTACATCAGAAACGACTACAGACTTTTTGGTTTCTCCTCTTGCAATAACAACATCTTCTGGATTGAAATTCTCGATTGCTCTGAGCTTTTCTAATTCCTGATGATGCTTAACGATATCATTCCATAAGGAAATACGACCGGCTTCATCGTTTGGAATCTTACCTAAGTATCTGGTATTGAATAACTTAGCAATATCCATAGCAATCTGGTCGAGAACACGAATAGTCTGATTGGACTTGAAATCGTCACCCTTTTCCATAGTGATTTCCACCATAGAGTTAATGTCCTCAAGAACACGAATTTCATCGCCTACACGATGGAACGTGAACTCACCGTCCTTGATAGCTGCTTCCAACTGAGCCTTGTTGTAATCAACCGGAATGTCAAACTCACCATCGTATACCTTGTTGGTATTAGAAGAATTAACTGCACATCCGGCAATAACACCGGTTGCCCAATAAACTGCATCAGCACTGTTCTTGACATTAACAACACCCTCGTAATCAGCAGCCTTGTTGAAAACTACTAACTGATACTTGATGCCGGCATTGTCTCTCATGTCCTTACATTCCTGCACGTATAATTCCTTGATTGTATCCTCTGTGGATAAACAAGCCATAGCGTTGAATGTGTAAGCCTGCGCTGCATTTAAGAAAGCAGAATGTTCAGTTGCAGTAATATCAACACCATCTAAATCTGTTCCGGTAAGAGCAGTTCTGTCGGTTGCTGCCAACGTGTCGATTGTCCAATCTACCCAGCCATTGTCCTCTGCTTTCAGCTCTGTAATATTTGCAACCGTCTTACTGTAAACAAGAGAAGTTTCAAAATAGATATTCACATCAAATGTACCAGCAGTAGTACCGGTGAGAATTTCAGTGCTGATTTTAGCACCGGCAGAACCCTTGTACTTTGCAGAAGCTACAGAGTTAGCAGCTTTTGCGCCACCGTTCATCAGCTTGTAGCAGTACAGAGTTGTGATGTTCTTGAATAATCACGCA